AGTTCCGTCAAAAACTAGAAAACTTATATACAAACGATCAGATTGAGCAAAAGATTCGTGATTCAGCTCGAAATGTTGATTTATCACAGTACATGACTCAGAGTAATGCAGACAATAGGTATGCACAAAATAGTCAGGCTAATACATTCACGAACAACATTACGATTGAACATAGTTTAAATGATCGTAGTACATCGCTATTCTTAAAGCGTGGAAGCAACCATTATGAGTTCTTCACAGATGCTAACGGAGATTTTGGTGTTTATGACAAACGTAATAATTCCACACTTTTACGTTTGAATAATAGCACATCACAATTCTATAAAGACTTGAACATGAATAACAAGCGTATCAATAATGTAGCGAATGCCACATCTGGTAAAGATGCGGTTAGTCGTGATTATGGAGATTCTAGATACGCTAGAACAAGTCATACACATACAAGTAGTGATATTAGTGACTCAATCACACGTATTGGCACGCATGCTAGTGCTAACAAATTAATCAAAACAGACTCTGACGGTTTTATCGACTTTATTGCTCCTACCGATAGTTCTCCTGATAAAACAGTAGTTTTAAAAGGATATTTAGACACTAAATTAGGGCAGAAGGCAGATTCAAACCATAATCACGACAGTACATATTACCAGAAAACTGAATACATAAGTGACCCTGGTGCTTCTGATAAAGCGAATAAGCCATTGAAATCTAATGCTAGTGGTGGGTTAACGCTAACTAATACACCAACTGAGAATACAGATGCTGTAAACAAGTTATATGTTGATAATAAGTTAGCCGATATTAGTTTACCTGACTCGGGTATGACGCAGGCACAGGCAGACCAGAGATACTCTAGAACGAATCACACGCACACAAGCTTTGACAATCTGAGTATCGGGAACAGATTGTCATTTGGAGATTTTGGGTTGCAATATGACGGTGGAGAATTTCCATCATTAACGATTAATCATAGCGAGTCGGGCAATATCATGACAGCTCGCAAATACTTTGTTGACTTCTGGAAAAACTTTGACATTCAAGGGAATGTTATTAAAGGTCTACCACTACCAACAGAGGACAATCATGCAACAAATAAACAGTATGTAGATAGGCAGGTCAATACAGTTCTAGAAGGTATCCCTGGTGCATTAGGTGCGGCAGGCTTCATTTCACAAGAAGATGCAGATGAAAGATACCATCAAAAGTCTGAACATATTGACACATTAGATACCGATTCTGCCAATAAGCCAATTAAGGCGGATAGTAATGGCTACATCAGTATGAGGTTGACACCTACGCACAATAATCACTTAGTCAATAAGTCATATGTAGATAATAAAGTAGCTAATATTAATCCCCCTAGTTCAGGAATAACTCAGGAGCAAGCAGATGAGCGATATATACGTTCTAATGCTGCTACTTCTACATTGGGTAGACATTTAACCGTAGATGCTTCAAATGACGGGAATTATTCGGCTTCATTGTTCTTGAAAAAGAATAATCATCAGTATGAATTCTTTACAAATGCTGTTGGGAAATTTGGAGCTTACGATAAAACACATAGTCGAACTCTATTTGAAGCAGATAGGAACACATTTAAGCATGAAACAAATGTTGATATGAGTAATAATCGTATCATGAATTTGCCTGAACCAAATGGAGCAAATCAACCTGCCACGAAATCATGGACAGAGGGATATGTTAGAGAACAGATTAATGGAATAGATATTCCATCTGCTCCTAATTTGAGTGACTATCTAACACAAAGCACAGCGGACGGAAGATATGCTAGAACAGATCATACCCACGTGAGTGCGGACATTACTGACACCATTACAGCTATCGGAACAGTTGCAAGTGCAAACAAGATTGTTAAGACGGACTCAACAGGGTTCTTGAACATTGTGGCACCGACTGATAGTTCGCCTGGTAAGTCGATTGTATTAAAGAGCTACTTAGATGAAAAACTAGGACAAAAAGCGGATAGTAATCACACGCACACTGGGTATTTATCAGAATCTGATGTAACTATTGATATTGGTGGGCGTAATGCTAGTAGTAAAGTTGTTAAAACTGGTGCAGATGGACAGCTAAACATTACAGCTGACCCGACTAGTGATAATCATGTAGTACGTAAGAGCTATGTGGATAGAAAAGTTCGAGAAGCAGGTTCATCAGGCGGAACGGTTAATGGGATTACTCAATCAACCGCTGATTCACGTTATGCACGGACTAGCCACACGCATGACAGTGCTGATATTACTAATACAACAAACCGTATCGGAACGTCAGCCAGTGCCAATAAAGTGGTTAAATTAGATAGTAGTGGGTTCTTAGATGTCGTTACACCAAATGATAATAGTCCAGGTAACTCAGTAATTGTTAAGAGCTACATGGAAAGTAAGCTGAATGAAAAAGCGAGTACAAGTGAACTAGAGAATCTGCGTAGCACAGTTACTCAATTACAGAATAAGATTCGAGAATTGGAAGCTAACGCTGGCAAAGTTAAAAACTCTGCTACAAACAGATACCTTGACGTATGGGTTGGACCAGATAATCAAAGACCTAGTGACTCAACTGACAAGCTTGTGTTTGTTGAGAAGGAGTAGTGGTTTGTTATGTATAAGTTAATTTGGAGCAATCATAAACAGCTAGGTCGAGTGTATAGTAATGGTTTGATTGTATGGGAGATTGAGAGTATCGAGAATGGACTAAAAATGTTCGAGAGGTACGTGTATTTCACGAATTTTGGTGTAATCACAAACATGCGAGGGTTGCCAGGCAAAAATGAATTTGATTATTTTGAACATAGAGGAGTCAGGATTAATAGTTCTGACATTAACAGAATTTCCTCGAGCTTATCTAGAGTGAGAAATTCAAACTTAGCTGATGTTATGAGGGCTAACTATGAATACGGAATCGATATAAAGATTAAATTCTATAAACGAGTTCCGCAAACGCAAGCGATACCTTCTCAACCAGAACCACCCGTGGTTGAAACGCAACCTGAGCCACAGCCTATACCAGAACCTGAAATAGAACGTCCAAGCAGAAAAGCTTTTGAAACGAAAAGAGTTGAAGTATTTAATGCAGGAAGTTATATATCTATTACAGGAATAGGTCGTGATTGGAGCGCATTTGAAATTGAAGGGGTGGAAGTTATCCAGTCAGATGGAGTAAGTTATTACAATGATTTTACAGTCCATAATAGCGATAAAGTTCAAGCTATCCAGACGGCTACTGGATTAAGAAGCTATAACCTCGGAAACTTTAATGTCAGAAAATTCCGGGGGGGGGGGGGAAGGAAAACCCCCTCCTTAAGGGGTTTGGCTCCCCCATCTCGTCACTGAAAGAGGTGGCGTGATATGTTTAAATTAATTGAGAGTAATGGAAAAGAAATGAAAGAAGTTTTAAGCAATGGGAAGACGATATGGAGATTGGAGCAAAATACAGATAGTAATGACACCGTTGAACTACTAGACTATGAAGAATATGATGTAGAAATAGACTTAAAAAGTTCACTTGCGACTTTCTACATAAATAATGTCCCGAAGACTTTTGGGGACAAACATAACAGAACATATGTAGGCAGTTCAGACTTTAAGAAAATATTCTCGCACATAGAGATACTTGGGGTTAAATTTAGTATTAGTTACGCCGATTCAATATACTACACTTCCTCTTCCGATCGGATCCCTGTGCGATACAGTTCTATACAAAAGTCCTTAAAACAATCTGGTTGGACAATATTTAATAATAAAATAAAGCTTTACTATAGAGACCCTGAATCAATTAAACGAATAGGCAGACGATTATCCGTCATTCGAAGTGATAATCAAATAGCGATACTTGGGGCTAGTGACATCGACTTCAGATATTTTGAAATAGGAAATACTGGAGTGTTGAAGAATAAGACAGCCATATCAACGACAAAAGCAATTGTTGTGACAGATACAAGCAAAGCGAAGTCAATTATAGATGAGTTCAATATGGAAGATTTAGTAGAAGAAAAACTCGATGTAATTTTCTATTTGAACTAATAATAATAATAAAACAACAACATAAAAAAAGGAGATACAAAACTATGTACAAAATTCAAGGTCAACCAGTTTACCGCCGTTCGGCTAACCGTACAGAGGTAAACTTATACCAAGAATATCCGATCCGAGACATGCAAATGTTCCTAAGTGGAGATTGGACAGGTAAGACACACGAAGAAATTCGTCAAGAAGCTAAAAGACTTTTAAGTATGGAGTTCAGCCCTCTAGAAGCTCTACAGACTCTAGAGGAGAAAACAAATGAATTACAAAAACTATTAGACGAAATTGAAACAAAAACAGCTGGACTAGAGTCATTACGTAATGCGGTTACAGAGGGTAACGAAGTAAATGCTAAGCTTAAGGAGACTGCTGCTTCCGTACAAGCTATGATGTTAGAATTAACAGAATTAATGTACAACAAAGACAAGACAGCAGAAGAATTGACAGAAGAGAAAAAACCAGAAAAACCTTTAGAGGACGGACATTTTGACTTAGATAAATCAGCTATTGAAGGTGCTCCGACTGAATCAGATGTTAACTCCCCTGATATAGACCCTGGAATGTTCTCATTTGATAATGAAGACTTAGATGGTTTAGATTTTAACATTAACCCAGATGCTTTCCCTAACGAAGAAGATCAACTACCACCAAGTGAGCCACAAGGAGAAGAACCACAAGTCCCACAAGATGAATCACAGGTAGAAGGTCAAACTGAATCACAGCCACAAGGTTCAGAAGATTCAGGAGTAACTGAACAGCCAGCTGAATCAGGGCAAGCAACAGATAGTCCAGCTGAGGGTGTAGAAGAAAGCACATCAGAAGACACACCGCCAGTAGAATCATCTGACCCTGCACCAGAATCACAAGGTTCTGAAACTGCTGAACAAGCAAGTGGGGAAGAGCCGCTACCAGCTGAGTAATCAGGCAAAAAATAGAAAAAAAATATATAAACATACATAAAAATATAAAGGAGATTTTATATTATGCAACATAAAGATGAAAAACCATTTGGCTTTTACATGGCGAAAAATATGGCGATTTGTATCATTCGTGGAGACTATTACTGGTATCGAGTGCCAAAACCATTACGTCCTATGGTACAACGTTTCTTAGAAGTGAACGGATTCCAACACTTAATTAAAGAAAACTAGTATACAAGTTGAGGGTATGTGGCGACACATGCCCTCTTCTCTATAATATATAACTACAAAGGAGTAGATTATAATGGTTACAAAACCTAATATTATTGACCGCCGTACAAGTGCATTAGGCTATCCTGGACACGGTATTTATCCATTAAGAAATCACAGTGCGATTAAATATATTGTATGGCATTATACAGGAACGACAGGATCAAATATCTCATCGCATGAACAATATTGGCGTAATAGTAACGGTTGGGATATTGGTGGATACCACTACTACATAGATAGAAATGGTAAGATTTTCTGGAACTACAATTGGAATGTTTGTACATATGGAGCAGGGAACGGAAATCCGTATACTTTACATATCAGCGTTGAAGCATCGAGCAAGGATAATTACACCCCAGCTCAAATTAAAGCCCGTGAAGAGCTCACGTTGTGGCTTATGAGCCAATTAGGATTGAGCGGAGATAAGATGAGAGGGCATAAAGAAATTCCAGGAAACTCTACATCTTGTCCAGGATATTCTGTAAATGAATTAACTTCATTCCGTAATCACTTATCAGCTCGATTAGGTGGGAAAGCAAGTTCATCTCCTAGCTCTGGTAGCAACGGAGTAGTTAATGCTGGCTTCCTGAAATATGAATATGGTAAGTTTACATGTACTGTTAATGACGGAATTGTCACACGTGATGGAGCAAGTTTGAAAGCTAATAAAATTGGTTTACTTAAAAAAGGAGAATCAGTAGTATATACTGATATTCATATTGAAGATGGTTTTGTATGGCTACGTTATGGGGTCGGTACAAAAGACCAATTCTTACCAGTACGTGAAGTAGGTAAAGATGCTTGGGGGACATTTGCCGAAGTGCCAAAACAGTCAAATGATGTGATTGCCAAAGAGATTTTATCAGGTATTTGGGGTAATGGTAAATTCCGTAAAGCACGTATTGAAAATGCACGTTATGATTACAATGCAGTCCAAAAGCGTGTTCAAGAATTAAAAGCCGTGCCTAAAAAAGAAGTTAAACCAGCAGATAAGCCTATTGGTAAGACCAAAGAAGACAATGAGTTTACTATTAACGGGAAAACTTATGTTGTCGTAGAAAAGTAGGCATGCTACAATATATCTTAAATAATATTGATTGGTAGACGTCATTGAGGGCAAAAAGGCTCTTGTCACACCTCTCTATAGCCCATAGAGAGGTATCTGAGATGTTGGGTACGCCGTCCAACCATTGACCTATACCATAAACAGGCACTCCTGAGAGGGGGTGCTTTTTCTTGGTGTTAATTTAAAACTTATATAGTCGTATAGAAATAGATATGCTATAATATAAGTGTTCCTTTTTTCAATTTGGGACACTTGTTTTAGCTGGCATGCTCCGTCTAAGTATGTCAGCTTTTTTATGTGCATGTAAAAAAGCACCCCCTCGAGGTGCTTTTTTAATCTATCTCCAGTCAATATAGCCGTCCTCAGATTGAACGACTTTAAATGCTTTATCGTCATCTCCGTCATAATCCATGTAAGCATCAACAAAGTAAACTGTCTGATTCTTTGGCTCATAGTACCAATCGAGGAGTTCATTGGCAACATCTGGGTCTTCTTCCCCCAATTCGTATAGCTTCTCATTAATAAGCGGTTCAATTTTATTTAATTTCAAGCCTTCCTCATCTTGCTGTAAGAAGATAATGACTTCTCCACAATGAATAGGGAATTTTGGTTTATCATAACTATCATACAATTCAACGCAATACTCAGTCTCAAAACCCAAGTCAAATTCTGGGTCAGCATATTCTTCTGGATCATTTCGATAAACACTAAATTTACAAGAATAACGGTTATCGCCATGTTCTTTGAGCAATTCTTCAATTACTGTGAACGGTAGATAGATTCTGCCATGATGATAGTAGTAGTTCTCAATGCACTCAATTAAATATTCCTCACATAGGTCAATTATAATGCCTTCATCTATATCTTCTTTAAGCTCAAAGATTGTTTGTTCTTCTAGGATTTCCATGTCATATCTTCGCATATTTATACCTTCTTTATCTATATGTGGTTTACATAATATATCAAATGATATTATTGTTCATACGTTCTAGTTCATGTAGTAAGGTCTTGGTATTCATGACTTCCATGTATACGTCTTTTTTACCCTTAAATTCGTAATACAAGTTAAATGGTTTATAGTCGACATCGACATAATCTATTATGACGTGGTAGTCATCTGTGTATTCCATTATTTCCTTGTCACGTACCACAAATACGTTATCGCCTACTACACCTTTTGAGATATCGAGTTTTAAGTCTTCAATTATCTCGCTATAATCAAAGCTAATGTGGGGTGGGTGTTTCTGGATATATTCGTGTAATTTGCGAATTTCACTAAAGGATAAATCATTTATAGTCATTTTGCCATCACGTATAGCTTCAATACGTGATATAGCTACGCCCGTTTCATTTGCGACTGCTTTAGGTGGGATCATTGTTCGCTCAGTTAATAATTTAATCTTATCCAAGTTTAATAAGTCCATAGTAACCTCCTGTATTTTAAAGTATATATGTAAGCGTTGTTTAGCTTAATTATAGCTTAGATTATATGTGGGGTCAAGGATATTGCTAAAATATAGGTTCAGATGTAAAAAGTTGTAGACTTCACAATTAATTCATGTTATACTATTTGTATAATTATGGGTATATTTATGGGGAATTTTATACGTATTGTATAATTTTAGCCGTATGAGATGATGAAAAATAGAATAATTGGAGGAAAATGATGAAGAATATTAGGAAGTTATTGGGTGTATTGGCTATTGCGTTGTTTGTATTGGTTGGGTGTGGGAACAATGAGTCGAATGGAATAGGCGAACCTGTTGACACTTCTGAACTTACTATTGATGAGAGACTTGATCTGCTAGAAGAAAATACCAAAAAGATACAAGCTATGTCAGATGATGGCTCATGGGAAGAAAATGAAGAAGAATTTCAAAATCTGGTTGATGAAACAGGTAGCGAAGGGATAGCAATTGCTAGAGAAATTGCATCAGATTTAACTGATGAAGAATTTGATAAGACGATAGTGAATAAAGAATATTACGATGAAGTTTTTGATGAAAAACAAGATGAGCAAATGCAAAGAGCCAATAAGGCTACCGCAGAGATTTACGCCGCAATATTGGGTCGAAAATATAATTAATAATTTATAAGCAACTCTTTAATAGGGTTGCTTTTTCTATATGTATTTTAGTAGGTTATAATTATTTTAACTATTAGTTTACATAATCTATGTTATACCAAGTTGGATAATTGATGAAAAGTGCAATAAAATTATACTTTTAGTTGTTTTTTACGAGCTTATGTTATATAATATAGACAAGCTATCATGTTCAATAGCACGCACCAAAACCCCGAAGAGATACCAGCTCATTCGGGGTTTTTGCTAACTTAATAGCTAGTGAGGCTCATTGCCTATTTTTTGTCGTCATCGCTAGAGTCGAGCCATTTAATGGCGTAGTGAGTTGCTACACCACTCACAACACTAGCGATTAGCGCTGCTATCATGTCCAATAACATAGCACGCACCTCCTTCCTAGTTGGGAATTTACCTTTTTGGAAGGCAGGCAACGTATTCATTATATCATGTTAAGAATAGAGATTACAAGAGCAGTCGCAATATATAGTGTTTTATATCATTATGTAGTGTGTACTAAATAGTAGAATATTTATAAGATGAGTAAAAAAACTTGACAGAACCCCACACGCCTCTTAACAATGCGGACTACGTTGGGGGCTTTTTTATTGTTTTGTTTGCATTAAAGTTAAAAGCACGTCATAGTACAATCTCTAATACAATGCTACAAAATCTTATTGCTATATGGTATAATAATACTCGTAGAAAAGGTTTTAAGGACGGTGGCTACTTTCACATGGAAGGCGGTGGTGCTTATGAAGCATTTAACCGAATCTAATAGGAAGGAGCTATAGCACTTGTCTGCTTTTGAAGTGATACAAGTTTTGCTAGGTTTTGGTATGTTTACCATTGCTCTAGTTGGCTTGTGTTATAAAATCTTCAAAAAATAAAAAGACAAGAATCCGTCCGAAGCTTTGACCAGTCGAGGACGAGAACTTGTCTTTTCTTTAGTCTAAAACTGAGTCGCCGTTCTTATACGGCTTTTCTACCAAAAGGGGCTAAGTTGACGCTTAGTCCTTTTTGCTTTGTTCTTATAACAATTACATTATATCATATTATGCACAAAAATCAATCAATATGTTCCGAATTGTCTACATTTTGTATTCATTACGTATCATTTCATATCATTAGACAATAAAAGAAGGTGGGAATAATCCCACCAACTTGTACTATATTTTTAGAAATCGTAATCGTCTTCTTCCATTGCTTCTGCTTCTCCCATTTTGTACCCATTACCTACCGCACTAAAGAAATCATGTGTAGTAGTAGAAGTTGATAAGCCATTGATTACAACGGGGTTCACATCTTCTACATCGGCATTCTCGAATAATGATGGGAAGCCTAAGTTTTGCAATGCTTTGTTTGCATTGTATTTAATAAAGGTTGTTACTTCTTGCACCCAGCCAATCTCACTATAGATAGTCTTAGTATATTCTACTTCATTCTCGTATAGCTCCATTAAGAATGAATATAACCATGACTGAACTTCTTGTTGCTTGTCTTCTGACATTTCATTGTAGGCTAGCTGGAATTTGTACCCGATATAGGATCCATGCGTAGCTTCGTCCCTTAAGATGAGCTTTATCACTTCGGCTGAATTGGGCATTTTATTATGTCCCAACCAGTATAATGGGGTGTAAAATCCTGAATAGAATAAGAATGACTCTAAAAATACACTTGCAATCTTTTTCTGCCAAGATTCCCCATTTTGATAAACATCATTAATAATACGTGCTTTCTTTTGTAATAATTCGTTATTGTTCCCCCACTCAAAAATCTCATCAATTTCTCGTGTTGTATTGAGTGATTGGAAGATTGTACTGTAACTCTTTGCGTGTCAATTATGTTATCTATATGTCGCCATATAGTTCAGACTATATCATGCTTTTCAGCCTCATCTTTTCGGTTTCCCTACTCTACTCGGTTATTCTTAATAGCTGTTACCACTATTAATATCCTTTGGATAGTCGTTCGGCATTTATATTTTATAAAATTTCCATCCTTTATGATTGTCGATCTTCCCGCTCACGGCTGATGATATACCTGACGGACTTAGATCGTGCTCCTTAGCAAAGTGAGTCATATTCTCAAAAATATATTCTTGATTATTGTAGATCCCTTTATATTGTTGGGGAGATAAATCTAAAATATTCTCCAGTAGGAAATCTTTGGACTCAAAGAACTGCCATTTTTGGTGATGATTATTTCTATTCTTTAAAACCATTGTGATATTAGGAGCTGACAACCCATGTGTTCTAGCAAAGTTAGCGATACTGTAAAATGTATAAATATCCCTTTCTGGACTAAGAGCAACATGTATTCTCTTATAATGTATATCTTCTTTGGAAAATTTATCTTGATAAAAGAACTGCCATTCTTTGTATGTCTTGGTTTCTCCTGTTAGGCATTTGTGAATACCCCATGGGTGTAGGTTATTGTCTCGAGCAAACTTTTCAACATTCCATTGATGCTCTTTAACCTCCATATTAGGGGTTACCGCCACAAACTCTTTCATTACGCTTGGCTTATAACTAGTATTTTCTTTTACAGATATAAAAACACAGTTATCTTTTGAGTATACTTTATTGCCTTTAATCTTGGTGTCTTTATCTAAATGAAGTTCGCCTTTCATGATTCTGTCAAAATCATATCCGTCTACATCTTCAATAGTTTCAAAAAAGTTGTCAAGGTCATGCCAGAAAGGGTCTACTGTTACCCCTCTCGCCCCATATCTGCTATAGTTAGAAGAGGTTTTAAGATAGCATCTTTGCATCATACTTTTGTGTAGTATATAAAACTTCATAAATACTGGATTGCTCTCTACTCTTTCTCCGCTATTAAACTGCATATCAATTCCCCTTCTTTGTTTTATAAAATAATTTAGCACAGGATTGACTCAATGAGTTGTTCCCTGTTTAGATGAGTTTCGCCAGTAACATATTTCTATGCTACAAGAGCGCAAACGCTTTTCACGCTCTCCATAAACATTATATTAGTAATAACTGCCTTCTCATGTTGTGTCCGTGCATTTTCCAACAATGACTTATTACCTTCTTCGGACTGCAATGTATCCAACAAGGTCAATCCAACAAATGCACGATTAAACACATCTTTCTCAACCTGAGTCATATTTCGCCAATCTGGTAAATCTTGCGATACAGGAATACGCGTATCTGTCCAGAATTGTTCGACTAACTTCTCCCACGTTGCTTTGTCTAGTCCGTCCTCTAGTTTGTTCCAATCAATTGCTTTATAATATTCAACATCATCATTTGAACTTTGCATTACTTGATTAAAATATTGTCTGTTTACCTTTTGATTTGTTGACATAATATTCTCCCCTTCTTTTCTTCGACATTTCTGACTACCAATTTTTACCCTATATTTGACTATTTCACGTGCTCATATTGGGATTACAAGGGCAAGTTCGTTTCTCGCCCCTACCCAATACACGTACTAGTCCTTTAAATCGTCCATATCAGACGTGTTATTTATTCACTTTAAAACACAATTACCATTAACAACATGATAAATGCCAATAGCAAGTTAATGCCTTGCACAATTGCTCCCGCATATTTTGTGTTGCCTTCATATTTGATTAAACCAATTTGTTGAACAAATAATCCACCTAGTGCTAAATTCATTAAGATCCAGAATAGTAGACTGTGTCCTTCTGCGGATCGTGTGCTGAATGTTGTGTGCAATTGTGGCAAATAACTTGCGACTAAGATTAGCCCTGCCAATGACGGAATAGTTGTTAGTGTAAATGATTTCATGTTAAAGTTTTTCAAGTTCTCTTCTCTTTTCTACTTATTAAATTTCGCTGTATAGTTTTAACTGTTATACAGAACAGCTTTCACATTCGTTCGCTCCTACAATATCTCCATCTGGTGTGTATTGGCGAACATAGTAAAGTGATTTAATACCTTTAGTCCATGCGTAAAGACGAATCTTGTTAAGGTCACGTGTGGTTAATTTGTTAGTCTTGCCATTCTTCCATTCGTATAGACCTTCTGGAATTTCAGATTTCATAAATAATGTCAAACTCATCCCTTGATCAATATGCTGCTGTGCTGCGGCATAGACATCAATTACCTTACGCATATCTGTATCATAAGCCGATGTATAATAGGGCATAGTCTCATTTGATAGATATGGAGCAGGATAGAAGATTGTTCCGTTCTTACCTTCTTGTCTTGCTTCTACCATATGATTGATTGGGTGTAGACTAGCTGATGCTTCGTTGACGTAGCTAATAGACCCTGTTGGAGCGATGGCCATACGTAATGAATTATAAACTCCATGTTTCTGAACTAACTCTTTTAATTTCTCCCAATCTTTTACAGTTGGCATTTCAATGTTCTTCATCATGTCTTTGACTTTTTTAGATTTAAATTTAAAATCTGATTCAGTATATTTGTCAAAGTATGAACCGTCTGCATAGCTTGATTTGTCGAACCCGTTAAAGGTTTTGCCTCGTTCTTTCGCAATATTCATGCTTGCTAGTAATGAATAATAGTTTACTGCGTGGAAGAAGGCATCTGCAAACTCGACTGCTTCATCTGATTCATAGTGAATTTTGTTGAGAGCTAATGCGGTGTGGAAGTTCATAGCTCCTAATCCAACTGAATGATTCTCAGCATTGCCTTTTTGCACTGTTGGCACTTCTTTGATATTTGTTTTATCTGACACAGTTGTTAAAGCTCGCATTGCCGTGTCAATAGTTCGTGCAAAGTCAGGGCTTCGCAAAGCATTAACGATATTTAATGACCCTAAGTTACAACTAATATCTTCTCCGACTTCCGCATAAGATAAATCTTCGTTTAGCTTTGAAGCCCTTTGTGGCTGGAGGATTTCGCTACATAGATTACTCATTATAATTTTACCGTCAATTGGATTGGATCTATTTGCCGTATCAATGTTCAGGATATATGGATAACCTGACTCTTGTTGTAGTTTAGAAATCTCTTGATCCAATTTACGTGCATTATATTTAGCTTTCTTGATATTCGGGTTTTGAACCATATTGTCATATTCTTTAGTAATGTCTACATATGAGAACGGCTTGCCATATACCTTCTCAACGTCATGTGGACTGAATAGATACATTGGCTCATTTGTTTTTAGTAATTCGTAGTATTTATCTGGTACGATTACACCTAATGATAAGGTTTTAACTCGCACTTTTTCATCTGCATTCTCTTTCTTGGTTGATAAAAAGTCAAGAATGTCTGGGTGGAATACATTTAGATAGGTTACCCCCGCACCTTTTCGCTGTCCCAACTGGTTAGAATAACTAAATGAGTCCTCAAACAATTTCATTACTGGCACTACACCTGATGAAGCACCTTCAATACCTTTGATTGGATCTCCTGCGGCACGTAGGTTAGATAAATTTATTCCAACTCCACCACCAATACGACTTAATTGTAGGGCTGAATTGATTGTCCGCCCAATTGACAACATGCTATCTTCTGAAATGTCAACCAGGAAGCAACTAACCATTTCCCCTCTTCTTTTACGTCCTGAGCTAAGGTACGTGGGCGTTGCAGGCTGGTAACGTTGTTCTATTAGCTCCTCAACCATTTGCTTAGCCAACTTCTTATCCCCATTACCTGCAAACAGTGCGTTAAATACTACCCTATCTTCAATCTTCTCTAGTAAATCTTCTCCATCATCAGACCATAGTGCATATTGGTTGTAGAACTTATATGCCCCCATGAATGATTTAAAACGGAACTTCTTGTCATATGCTTGTTTAAATAGACTCTTAATGAAACGCATATCAAAGTCATAGAACTCATTATCTGGGTGGGGTTCTTCTCGTGGGTCAATTTCATATTGAGTGAAAATCTCTTCCTCAATATAGTTATTACGAATCAACCACTCAATCTTCTCTTCCACCGTCTCAAAGTAGTAAAAGTCACTATTAATCTTCTCATCAAAGTAAGCTCGTACTGCTTCTTTATCCTTGTGTAATGGAATCTCTCCATTAATTGGAATGTTGACTTGGTTGTTTAACTTGAAGAATGTATATTGTTTCTTATTATCTTTCGTGTACTCTACCATTAAACACTATCTTCCTTCCTTTTATCGTCCATTGAATTATCCATGTTGCTATAATGTCTTCTACATACAGGTTTATATGATTCATTCCCGCCTATCTGAATTTGTTCTCCGTGATACGTTGGTTTACCATTAACCAGTCTAAGATTCATGGTTGCCTTTTTACCACAATACCAGCAGATAGTCTTCATTTCCTCAATCTTATCTGCATGTAATAACAATTGTTCTGACCCTTCAAATAAGTTGTTCTGGAAATCATTCTTTAAACCAAAAGCAATTACGGGAATGTCTAAATAGTCCACTATCATCGTCAATGCTTTAACTTGGTGTCTAGTCAGGAATTGAGCTTCATCTATTAGAATACAAGACGGGTATTTGCTTTCTGGTAATGCCATAATGTCTGCGTATAAATCAGTATGCTTGCTAATGACATATGCTTCACGTCTCAATCCAACCCGACTTGACACATATCCAACGCCATCTCTATCATCAATTGCATTGGTGTATAACCTAACCGTTTTCCCTTGTTCTTCATAGTTATGGGCTACTTTGAGTATCTCAATAGACTTACCACTATTCATTGCCCCGTATCTGTAATAAAGTTGAGCCATGTATTCAACCTCTCTGTGACTTAAAATCGATCAGCTCGTAACATCTTAATACCACTAGGGCTAGTTTCACGATATGTTGCGTAATTTTTACCTGTGACAATAGTGGCTTCACGATTGTCTTTGTTGAATCTATAGACTCGTGAATCACTTCCTTGACGTTTGATCCAGAATAGTCCTGCCATAACACAACTTAAACCAACTAATAATTTACTCATATTATTCCCCCTTTGATTCTCTTAACCGATTGAATGCTTGTTTTGCTTCTTGTTCTAATAATATATTGGATAAGATAGTTAATTGCTTCTCCAGCTCTGCGACATCTCTATCTCCACCTTGAAACTCAAACATACGAATGATTGGAATATCATATTTCTCCTCAACCCACTTAGCTGTTACACCAAATTTGTCATTGAAGTTGAGATTTCCACCTGAAAAAGTTCCTGCACATAGCTCATAATTGTCTCCATGTTCTAAGAACTCGTCTAGTGCCTCATATATCTCTGGTAAAACGTTTGGTTCATATGACGGAATGACAAGTACATATGGCTCATTTAGGGCAATAAAAGGGTCGATTGGACTTAACTCAATCGACTCATACCCATTTATCTTGTCTATAAAACGCTTTGTATTACCAGTTTTAGTATAATAGACTAATTTAGGCTTATTCTTTTGTTCCATAAGTCTTTAAGATGTGGTTCAGTTTATCCATGTCTAAACCATTAAAAGCAGTTCCGTCTGCTGCTTCTACTACTGGTAAAGATGTTCCGTAGTTCTCTTTAATATATGCCATGTTGGCTTCGTTTTCTTCGCCTTTCACGTCTTTTTCAAGATAGCTAACATCATACTTTTCTAATTGTGTTTTAACTACTGTACAACGTCCACATGTTTTACTTGAATATACTGTTACATTTGCCATATAATAATTACGCTCCTTCATTTTCTTTCGGTGTATTAGTTTCAATTTCTTTAATCAGGTCAATTAATGCTGCTTCATTAAAACCTGTTGTGATTGTCTCATATTCGCCGTTATTAAAGATAATTATAGGCGAATCTGTCGTGTTTGTATCAATACCATGCTTAGCTAACTTTTCTTCGTTCTCACTAATAAGGTAGGGTGTGTATTCAATCCCCTTAAGATTTAATAACATTTCTACCCCATGTGAAGATCCTGTGTGAGGACGTTTGTATAGTTCAACTTTCATGCTACTCCTCCCAACCTAGATTATTTGCTACGTGTCTTGTTCCTTTTATAACTGTTTCAGTAGCAATCAACTCTCCTGTTTTTGTATTGGCGTACAAATATACTGGAGCTTTACTTGCTCTACGGTCAAAAACAGTTCGCTTGTATTTAGCAACAGACTTTACTTTGTCAGTGGAAATTCCTAATATTGACTGGATAGCACTAACATCATCTATTGTTTCTAGGTAGGTTACTTCAATCATTTCTTCCAGCTTGAATCTTTTGCCCATGAACAACTCCCTTTCCTAATAAGCGTTGTCTGTACCGATTAAATCAATGCTCACTCTGATCCCGTCTTGTTGCCCGTATGTCTTCTTGACGTATAGCTCAATGATATACTTATCATCTTCAAACGCTACTCCATTCAATCCGTCTAGTATTGACTTAGCGTAGTTGTCTACATCTCCTAGTGTAGTAGGTGCAATAACTCCACTCAATGCCTGTTCAGTCTTTGCAATAGACCATGACTTAGGCACTGCTTTCTCTACAACAATCGCTACTTTTAACGGTTCAGAAAATGATGTTAGTTTAGCTTTTCTCATATAGGCTTTTCCAAATGTTGCTACTTTATTTTCAAAATCTCTTGTTGCTTTAGGTGTTCTTGGTCTTTTTGAGTACTTACTCCATTGTGGTCTCTGCTTTGGCTTTGCTTTGATTGGCATGTACATTTCTACCAATGACATAGCAGTCACTCCTAGTAACAGAGTCCTCTTTGTGTTTGGTTAATTACCATGATTGGTCTTTTGCAATCTTGTAAATGGTATAGATTGAAAAGGATAGATTAATAGCGATAAACGCATCTATCATAGCAGTAAAGTTAAATACCATAGCAATGAACCCGTATCCTAATAAAATGATGAATATGGCAATAAAACTATTGGCTCGACTACGTGCTCTAAAGCTTAGACTAAGAGCTAGGAATGTTTCATCGAATAGGGCATACCTGATTTCTCGGTCAGGATATAGCTCTGAAAGTCTTCGCTCAACCTCTTCATTATCTAAGTGCCCCTCCGCTACCCTAAGCCATCCTGAAACAAGTCTGTATAGAGTAGCCGTCCCGTGATAGGAGGAAAAGATAATGATAATCGCTATGATTATACGGTTTATTGGTGCTATTTCGAGTATAAGTCTTAGTTGCTCACTCATGGGGAAATCAGCTTCTTTCTAAAATGTCGGTTAGTTTATTGATTAATTCCGTGTAACTTGTAACAATTCCCCCGCGCTCTTTTACAAGTCCAACTACATATAAGTTTACATATGAGAATTGAGATTCAGCTACTCGGTCAAGTGCTTCAATCTTTTGTTGATTCCCATAAGTTCCTTGTCTTACATCAGTGTATAGTGCTACGATTGGTTTTCCAGTTGAATAGAAGTATCCAATCTCTGCACAAACACCTGCGTCTGGTGTTGCTCCGTCTAATACTGCAATAAGAACATCTGACTTTTCAAGGTAAGCATTGTCTCCCTGAGCAATTGCAACAGAGTCAGCAAACCCAGACTTATCATTAATGGCTTCATTCTCTTGTGGAAGATAGATGTCTAACTGATCTCCAAAATGAGCTCGTAACAAGCCAACTACTTTAGTGTTGTAGTGTTGCTCCATCTCAGTAAATAACGGGGAAGCAAAGTAGACCTTACGTTTCTTCTCTGTCATGAATGCCTACCTCCTAACGAAGTTCAAACGTGAACCCTTTATGAGTTCCTTGTTCGCCATTCAATACTCGCTCAATCGCATCTTCATCTAAATCAAGCTGTTTGATTAATGCTGAGTTGAAAGCCCCACGCTTACCTAGGTTGTACTCTCCATCAGAGTTCTTAGCGTATACAGTCTTATCTGAATTGTCTTCTGAGACTTGTGGAGACTCAGATTCAACTTGACCTGATTCACTTTCAGTTGAAGGTAAGTCTTCTGACTCTGCTGAATCTGACTGGTCTTGCGTGTCTTCCTCAGGTGTATCAGAAGATTGTGATGCTTCTTCTTGAACTTCTTCAACTGACTCCTCTTCCTTTTCATGAGCTGGAAGATCTTCTTTATGGTCTTGACGCTCTCCTACCTTAGGCGTGTAGCCCTCCAATAGAATGTCTTCACGTTTTTCAGTTGTTGTGAATGTGTCATCTGTAATAGACAATTCTGGGTTAGGATACTCAGTTAGTACAGAAGTTTCTACAACTAACTCTGCTTCTCCCCCAACCTTTTTAATACGTGAATAGTGAATGTCGTTTAGCTTGAATGATTCGATTCTTGCGACATAGTTTGTACCGAAGTATAGTTTATTCATCTTTATCTCCTTTAAATTCTTCTTGAATGAAATATCCAAGATTAGTTTTCTTATCCTTGGTTCCACTTTTCCCAATCCCCATTTTCAGAGATTGCTTAGTAGTCAGGATTGTTAAATCTTGACTTGCACGAGTCATACCAGTATATATAAGCTCTTTTGTGTTGAGCATGTAGTGGAATGGGAGGGCGAATATAACACATGGAATTGTACTACCTTGCGATTTGTGTGTAGTGATTGCATATCCTAAGTGAATTGAGCTAAAGTGATTTTCTGGAACAATAACTGTTCCTATCCCATTAAAACGTATTTCCATTTGCTTTTCGTCATTTCCGTCCTCATCTTTACCTAGTCGAATAGACTCGATAATACCAGTATTCCCGTTGTATATTGGTGTCTTTTTTCCAGCAATATTGTATAGGCTATACTCATTTTGCATATTGATAACCTTATCGCCTACACATAACTCATAGCCATATTGTTTGCCACCTACCTGAACCTTATGCTTGTCTTTAAGTCCGTTAGAATTGAATACTCTTTGACATCGAGAATTAATCTCACGGACATGTGTTTTACCAGTTGACTTAGTTGAACAGATGATTTGAATATCTTCGACATCAAAGTCATTTAACTTCTCACTAAAGACTTTAGCTGTTTCAATACCAATATTACCTTCTTCTTCTTTTGCATAGATTCTATACTCTAAATCTTCTAGCTCCCCATAGACTCGAACACCCTCATTGTAGGTTAGCTCCAATGGCTTCTTGCCTTGTCGGATATTGAAAGAGTGAGTAATAATTCCACTCTTTTCTGCTTGACGGTGGATCTTTGATAGTAATCCCATTGGAATATGTTTTCTACTATCAATTAAGCCACTCATCACACCAACGTCAATTGAGTCTAGCTGACCGTAGTCTCCAATCATGATTAATGTTGACCCTGTTCTAATTGCTTTAAGCAACGCATAGAAGATTTCAGCGTTTACCATAGAAATCTCATCTACCACAATGACATCATATTCAAGTGGGTTATCTGCGCCCTTAGCGCTATTTAGTCCATAGCCAATTAATGAATGGATTGTACGTCCGACTTTACCTGTTACTTGTGTTAAGTTGTCCGCCGCTTTACCAGCCAATGCACATGTTGCATAGCTATATCCACTAGCTTCTACCAAATTCAGGTAAGCCATTAAAGCACTTGTTTTACCCGTACCACTCAATCCTTGAAGAACGTAAATATTTGATTTAGCCATTTGACGAATCGCTTTTACTTGTGACTCGTCATATTGCCAACCATTAATCTTCTCTGCTCTCTGGATAGCCTTCTCGACACTACCAACATTAACATTTGACTTGCTAGTCTTTAATCGGTATAGCTCTCTAGCTATACCTTTTTCAATGTTATACATCATTTTTGTTGTGATACGTTTCCCGTCTTCATCATTAATATAAACGTATTTATTTGGGGTGTTACTCACTAGATTGCCCGCAAATACCTTCATGTCATGATTGACAACGGGGAAGAACTCATTGATTTTAGCGATATATTCTGACGGTGTAATGTAGCTATTTCCCTCTTGATGTTGCTCTTGAAACATATAGTCTACATATGCTTCAATTCGCCTTGTATCGTTAGGGTCATTGCCTACATTCAGGAATAGTTCATCACACTTCTTAAAACCAAAACCTTTGATTTCTGTGAAGCGGTAGATGTTCTCTTCGGCATCTTTAATCGCTCTTTGAAGTTCATCGACACCATAATGCTTTTTGACGTTCTCACGAGCAATATCACTTAATCCAAATTTAGCCATTGCATTGATAAATGGGAAGTCATCAACAAACATTTTGAATCGCTGTATTGTTTTTCGAGCTGACTTCTCCCCCATTCCATGTAGACGGGATATGCCTTCAACGTCTTCATTTTCAAGCAATTGAATTGGATCGTCATTTGACATCATTGCTTCGTAGTGAGTAGGAGGAAGTATGGTCGATAAGAACTTGTCTACTGATTTAGGGTCGTCCTTATTGAGTTCTACGTCCAACTTAATTGAATGTAAATCATAGCTATCTGGAAACGAACTATCTGTATCTTCTTCTGCAACGATTAAATATTCTTGTCCTCGTTCTGGCATAACAGGAAATGTACCCTTAATTGTTACACCGCCAATACTTTCAGAGTTGTCTAAAAAATTAAATTTACAGATGTACCAACGCTTGTCCAACAGCTCCTTATGCTTGTCCTTATCGCCTTTTGCGTGCTTGCCAAGTGTCGGATATAGGATATGCGATAAAACTGCTCTACCTTTTAGAAGTTCTGCCAATTTTCTTCCTCCTTTCGCTCAAACGTGGTTATTACCAGTCGCGTTTGTTGATCTTATGCTTAATGTGAGCCTCTAGTGCTAACTCACTATCTATATTATACGCATATAATGTGTTGTTTGCAAGCTCTACGACCAAAACTTTTAACCTTTTTTCAATTAATTTTTCCACATCTTGTTGACTGATGTGTCCAAACGTCTCTACATTAAGCAATAAGTAGTAATCGTCCTCTTCACTGTGGGAGAATAAATAATCAGCCCCTACATCATCTGAGTATTTGATTGGTTGAAAGCCGTCTTGCAATTTAAATTCCATTAAATTATCGTACTTCATATATAACCTCCTTACTGCCCTGTTGAGCCAAAACCACCTGAGCGTGATTGCTTATTGAATTGATCGTCATCATCAGTGACTAGATATGTCTGGAATACACCTTGTCCAATACGATCTCCTTTATTAATCACTACGTCTTGCTGACCTAGATTAAAGAATGCAAACATGATGTGTCCGTCATTATCTGGGTTTTCAAAGTAATCTGAATCTACAATACCGATCCCATTTGCCAATACTAAACCACGCTTAGGATTACTTGAACGATTAGCTAGCATTAAATATTCGCTAGGGTACATACTGGCTTTAATCCCTGTCTTGACTAATACAGGCTTTATATTATTTAGCTCATCATTGAACTGTAATACATCTTGTCCTTCAATATGATGAACCGTACTACATTCTTCAATGGTCTGACGTGGCATGCTTGGAATAACAACTGTTTCCGCCGCTTCAAAATCATATCCTGCCGCATGTTTAGTAGAACGCTGTGGTAGGTTAATATCTCTGTCTTCATATCCTTTTACAATATCAAAATATCTTGTTCGTGTCATTTTACTCTCCATTTCTAAAAAACAATAATGTTTTTACACTAATAATTATACCGTTTTCATAACAAAAAGTCAATATTGTTCTTATTTCAAAAGCTCGTCTATATCTTTCTCTTTATCAGTTATACCTAGCAATCTAGAGATTTTGTTATTTAAATCTTGATTTCTAACTAAATACATTTTTATTGGAAAATCATTATTTGTATTATTAAATGTCACGTTATTCATGCGTTTAAGCAGAAACCAATTCGCAACGGTTACTAAGGCTTCCTCTGTAATCTCTTTACGGACACTCTTATGAACACTACCGTCTTTGTTTTGCTTGCCAATAAAAATACGCCCTGTATCTTCTTCTAAAATAATGTCTATATTATCCATTCGTGCCATTGATACAACTCCTATTCTATGTTGATGTCGTCTGCTGTCTTGTCATCTCTAATGCCTTTAAATACTGGGAAACGTAATGATAGATTGTCATTCTTTTGATTCTTAGACTCTCCAAAGTATTGAATATTCACTATCTTCCCAATGATTAGCTCTGGATCAGCCCAATATTTCTTACGCTCATTATGAGTAAAGCCACTTCCTACTGCAACGGCATATCCCTTATAGTCAACTAATATTCCGCCTAAGCTGTCTGTATGTTGACCTGTTCCCTCAAAAACATCATATACTTCTAAGTCAGCATTCTTAAACTCTTTAATCTTCAACAAGTCTTTAGTACGCTTGGTTTGGTAGTATCCGTCCAAAGTGTTGAGCATTAAACCCTCTCCACCTTCTGCAACGTGTTCAGCTAGAATGAGAGGTATTAACTCCATATCCTCATCTGTTCCAATAAGCAAGTGTCGAACACATGTTAGATGTTTGTCAGAATGGAATCGCATATTTAAGTCAGAATAGCGTGAGATGTATGTTGCTTTCGATTTGCCAGCTCTAAACTCATCATACTGAATAATGTCAAATGCGTTGAATTGTAGCCCCTTCTTAGGATTAGTATCACTACGTAATATCTTAGTTGTCTCACTAAATCTATCTTCTATCTTAATGTTTGGATCGTTTGCAATGATTTCTCCATCTAAAATATAATGCTCATATTTAACTGGTTCATATTTGATATGGGTATTATTCCGAATTGCATTAGCAATATCATCTAAACCGTGTATTTCATGACCCTGACGTGTATAGAATTTAATGTAGTCTTCTTTATCATTAACTTCAATAAGCGTGCGATGTCCATCTAGCTTCTCTGTTAAAGCGAACTCCTGCTTGATTGCCCAGTCTTGATACTTATCGAATGAATGGGCTAATTGTACTTTGAAGTCATAGATAAGCTCATATCCTAATGCCTTATTAATTGTCTTAGCAGAGATACCACACTTATAGCTCTTGCATAGGACTTCTTTTAAAAACTCTTGCCCTTCTTCGGTGTCTCCAAAGATAATGATACCTCTTTGAACTTGTGCAATAATATGGTCTGGCATAGTGTTATTATCTTTAACAAAGTCTAAGAATGACTCTAAACTATCTGTCCATTTCAAATTGAAATTGCTCGAATCAAGTTTAATCTCTTTGTTTAGCTTACGTTTATCTAATCCAGTAGTAATCTTCTTATCGTATAAGAATTTTAAGACCTCTAAGAATAGCTTATTATCAGCGTTATCTTTGATAATCATTTCTTTATCTGCACGCCCACTTGCATTCTTAATGCTCTCAAATATCTTATACAAGTCCATAGTGTAGTTACGTCTAGTCTCTTTCATCGTCAGACCACCAACTTTCTTTATCGGTATATTCAACTTCTAACATATCTTCTTCTTTGTTGTACTCCACCATAATTGGCTTATATATTTCTCCTGTATATGGCATGTCTGTTTCATAAAGAATTGACGTACCCTCGTTGTCTTCTTCTGGAGAGGGGAATGCGAATACATAGTTGTCAGATTCAAGAATCTCCATAATTGTTTCATATGCTTGTTTTAATGAGTTGTAAAGGAGCTCCTTTTCCTCTTCTTTATCTGGCGAATATACCATAAATGCAACCATATTAAGAATTAAATCATGCAAGTCCTTATCTTCTGACGTATACACATTCTTTACTTTAGTCGTGAACTTCATTAGCCATTCTCCTTTTTAGTATTTTGTGGGATATATCTTAACTGAACTTCGTACTCATTTACTTTTTCAAGTTCATATTCGTCTTCATGTAGCCCCCTAAAAAACTTTTCCTTCAATTGCTCTGCTTCACTCATTGTGAATTGTGTTTGTATCTTTCTTGACCCTCCGAGTGATCGGCAATCAATGAAGAAAACGTCATTCTCAAAATCGTAATTGACATATCCGTTCATACCGTCTACTAACTTAATATAATAGCGTTGCTCATCAGCTACATGATTACTCATTGGCTGTATATACGCCTCGATAAATTCGTCATAGTTTAGGAAAAGCCATTGAGCAGCTTCATAATGATCATCATGGGGCATTGTGGCTTTCTTGTGGTAATCTCTTAACATTTCATACAAACCTTTTGAATACAACAAGTCTCCCCATATGTATTTTCTTAAGTGTGTATTATCTTTCCCTTTGTACCATTCCATCTCTGATAATATATATAACGGTAACTTCATAATATACTCCTATCTCATAATCCCTTTTCTTATAAACTTCAACTTCTTAGCCCAAAACTCTTTTTCGGTTGGCGACTTAACCCATTCTCCATCTTTCTTGATATTCTTAGGTTTAACTGCTATATCCGATTTGTGTAGCTCCAATATGTCCCCTTCTTCAAATGGGGCGTTCTGATAAACTTTAGAGCCAACCTTGATTACCATTGATTCTCCAACCGATAGCGAATATATTTCAGCTGTTGTTCTAGTCCGTCCAACGTTATAAATATTCGATACAATAAAGTATGAACTTGGCACGTCAGCCTTTCTTGATACGGCTCTACCTGTGTAGTACAATTCAATCTCACATTGTTCTGATATTGAGTAAGACTCATCTGGTAGGCTCTTTTCAAATTCTACACATTCCTGATACTTCTTAAACTTATTCTTGAATGTCTTATTGTTAGGGTTGTACTTGTCATTAACGTATTCATAGACTTCCCATAGCTTCTTATTACCACCAAACTCTTCAAAGAATTTAAGTTTAATTAAGCCTTCCATTTTAGTCTTATTAATGCCTAGTGAGTTATAGGTATAGTCTACTTTACCCTCTTTATTAAGGCTGTCCACAACCTTAATATCTTCGTCAGTAGCCGTGTGGTATAGATCCTGAGGTGTTTTGATAGATTTGAATCGTTCATCATGTATTGTCAACTCCCCATTTTCTATGATGTCTAATACTAAATCGGTAAAACAATTGTATTCTCGGTCTTTGAGTTGGTACAGTATATCGCCAACACTTTCATTCCCACCTTTGATATGACCCGTACCTTCATATATCGCATTCTCTTCTCGATCAATACCATATCCACCTTCTGACTTACGGAACTTAGGTGGTTTAATTGTGATACCATGTTTCTCTGCGTATCGTAAGAAGTCAATATTTTTATCTCCCTTTGTCCATATCTCCAATCCAGAAGCTACAAATTCAAGGGGGTAATAGTATCGCAAGTAAGCTGATATATATCCAATATATGAATAGGCTAGTGAGTGGTTGATTGAGAAGCCATAATTCGCACTATCAATAAAAACTTGTACAAAGTCATCTGCTACTTGTTCTGCGTGCTCTTTACTATCTCCGTATTTTTCTATCATTGTATTTACAAATGCTTCTTTAATTTTCGGAACTTCTTCGTCCATGATTTGTTGATTTTTCTTTCCTATTCCCCTTCTCAACAAATCTGCCTGTCCAGCAGACCAATTACAGAAGTCTGTCAAAAATTGAATCTGTTGCTCTTGATATACTAATTGCCCCATTGTTGGAGCTAAAAACTCATTAAGTGCTTTATGCCCATTATCTTTAAAGACACCATTCGTTACGTCTTCGATATAACTTGCACCACTTGGACGTTGAGCCGCATTAGCTAGCGATAACAAGTCAATATATTGCACGTCAGGGTTTTTACTCTTGATACGTTCTAATGTTTGATGTGAGAACATATCTCCTAGAATGCTACCTGCTCTGTCTGACTCAAATTGAAATATCCCAACGTTGTCATCTGCCATTGACCGCCAAACTTTTTCATCTTGAAAGTCTATATCTGACTCTGGTGTTAAGTAGCCAACCCCAGCCTTATTGCCTGTCTTTTGAATTAACTCAATGTTATCCAATCCTAAGACATCTAACTTGACATAGTTCATGTAGTCTATATCTTTCATATCCAATTGCGTAACCGCATAATCCCAATTAGATAATGTCATTGTTCCTAGTTCAGCTTCTATATCTCGTGTTGTTACTAAGATACCCGCCGCATGTCTACCAAACGAATCAATACTACCCTCTGAACTCGCTGCTTTATCGAATAGTTCTTTATGCTCGTTGTATAGTAATCGTGGTATCTCATTTGTTTTAGGATCAATACTCTTTGTGATTTCATTCAATTCAGTAGGGGTATAACCCATTGTCCGTCCATAAGCCTTGATAGCACCTTTTGTAGCGTACGTATTCTTTGTCATAATACTTGCACAATTCAGAATGTCCATTGTCAATAGATAGTACATAACTTGGTATCTATCTTCTGATGTTAAGTCTGTATCTATATCTGCTAATGATATACGGTCTGGGTTCATAAATCGTTCAAAGACAAGGTTATGTTTCAATGCGTCCATTTCTGTGATTTCTAGTAAGAATGCGATTAATGAGCCACTCACACTTCCACGCCCATATCCTGTGAAGATTGACTTGTCTGGATTAATAACTTTCTCTCTACCTAGCTTTTTAATTGCCCATTCAAGCAACATATAATCAATAGCTCCAACTTCTTTATAAACCTTTAACTCATGTTTGATACGATCCTGATAGGCTTTTTGCGTATCGCTGTCCAATTTATGGATACCACGTTTGTAAAAACCGTCTAGTATTAAAGCCTTAAATGCTTTTTCAACATTGTCAATGTTCGCATATGGTAAATAGTTTATGTCTATACCGCCAACAGTCTGCTTCTCTTTATCAAACATTTCTGGATACTTAAATGTAAAGTCCAATTCAAAGTCTTCAATCTGCTCAATCACATTGTATGGCTCGTACAAAGCTTTACTGATTTGTTCTGGTCTTAATACATCTTGCTCGATGAATGTATCCATCATTTCATCTGTTGACTTGTAGTAGGTCTCAAACACGTCATCATTGTCAAAGTGAATGCCTTTAGATTGTTTGATCGCACTAGCCACATTAGCCTGTTCTGGATTGATATTGTGCACATCATTTGTAGCAATGATTCGCATATCATGCTTGTCCGCTAGTTCTAACAGCCATTTGTTATATGCTTTCTGGTCGTTATCTACGTGAGGTTGAACCTCTAGCCATACACGGTGCTTATTCTTAACAAAGAACTCTAACCATTTATCTTGATATGGACTTTTACGTAATGGACTACCTAAGCAAGCTGTTAGTATTAATATATTGTCACTTGTGTTGAATATATCTTCTCGATACATACGTGGTGCATAGTAGTAATGATTGTCATCTCTGTAGTAAGATTTAGAAGATAGTTTATTAATCTCTCTTACTCCGTCATAATTCTTAGCGATTAATAGTAAGTGATAGTTATCCCGTGTTTTCTTTTCTGTTGTGTCGTCATCATCTGTAACATATGCTTCAATTGAATGGATATATTTCAATCCCGCTTCTTCAATCTCTCGTTTCTTCTTGACCCAATTAACAACTGAACCATGTTCTGACAATGCTATGGCAGGCACGCCATACTCTTTTGCAATGTTAATATAGTCTTTAGTTGTTGTGATTGACTCAAAGAATGCCGTACCATTACTGACGGTACTGTGTGCATGCAAATGTATAAATGCTTCTTCCATTTTCCTACTCCAATTCTATTTGTCTTAACGGCTAATAAATTCGTCAAACCCTCGTTGGCTTTGTGCCCATCTTCGTGCCTCTTCTGCTCTTTCGACATACACAAGGTGTGGAGCTATTTCAATTGGTGTCCCAACTACGGTTTTGTAATCATCGGAAGCAAACCGCATCTCATACTGCTTATTCCCAATTGGCTTTATAGTTGCTCCAGCCTTGTGAGATCTCCAATATGGCTCGTCACTATTCCCATACTGTGATAAACTTGAATAATTGCCTTTGTATAAATAGTATATTTCAACATACTTTTCAACTAACTTTAATTTCTCTAACACATCTTCCATTGAATCAACTATCATGCCTGTGCAATGGTCTATTGAGTGCCACACATTCATAAAATACTTGTTAACAGATTTTAAAGGAGACACCTTTACACAAACCATACCATCTTCAAACCAAAACTCATACTCATCATCACAAACTTTCCCAAATGAATCTAACTGTTTTAAGTCTTCGAACTTTTCAATTCCCATACTTCCCTACTCCATATCATTAATAATATCTTTTAAAGCTTCGATTTCGTCTTCGAGATACTCAATGTAGCTCCACAGTTTGTCTGCTGCGGCTGAAACATCGCTATCTCCAGAAGAATATATTTCGTCTGTGATTTTTTCTAGCTCTTCTGGGCTAAATTTAATTCCCATTCTCCCACTCCTATTCTAAAAATTCTTTATATATTGATTCAATAACATCTAAGAAGCTTGTTATTTCATCGCCGATCTCATCTTCACTACAAATACCTGTGTATAGATTATCTTGCTGAACACCTCTGTATACATAATGGTCTGCCAATAACTCATCAATTCTCTCTGCTACGCTTCCGTTGACTGCTATCCCATACATCTTTAATTCGTTGAGTGTATAACCATCATCTTCCAAATAGGATTGCCCTTGATTGTTCACAACTTTATAAATAATAATGTGATCATTGATGTGGTTTAGTCTATCGGTTAATAGCTCGTATACCGTGAAATGGGGCGATGTATTTTCTAGTTTTCTAATGTCTATAATTCCATCGTGCATTTGTCTACACCCATCTCCCATACCCTTAGTAAATTTAATACATTGACTTGTCCTGCTAACCATATGTCATATTGACCAGCAGAAGACCATGCCTTCTTATTCAGCAATCGCTCTTGTGCTTCCAAATATTCAAATAACCATTTTATCGCATAGGGGTTAATCTCTCTCCCGCATACCAACGTGACAGGAGAAGTCTGCCCCAGAACGGCTATTCGCTCTAAGGCATTCTCGTCTGGCCTCTTCTCGTTATTTTCCCATTGCTTGATAAGCTCCGCCCCACCAGCGACTTTGATATATGCTGCGAACGTATGCCTGTCCATATCAATATTTTTACGGATTGTTTTGATTCGCTGTCCTAATGTACTATCAGTCATCAATCATGCTCCTTAAATATCCAGTTTATAACTCCATTCAATTTTATCTTCATTCTCTTCTTGATGATTTGTTCTAAGAATGGATGCTTTTTTTCCAAATTTTCACTCGCAAGATCGTTCATTGCGTAATATAGAAGATCATTACGTAAGTCTGAAATGTAAGTATCCAGTTCAACTTCTTCGCTTTCATTTTTGTTGACTAAAATTTCGTTCAACCAAGAACCGTAGATAAGTTTTATTTTGAATTCTTTCGCTTCTTCTTCCATCTCAAATAATACTTCTGATCGCAGCTTCTTTTTAATTTGCTCTTCAATATTCACTTTTTAACACCCTTCTCCTTTTACTTTAAAATCCCGATCTGGTCGCAAACCAATTTTCTCAACGTTATACTTATTCATCAGCCACTCTAGCTTGTCAATATCATCATATTCCTCGATTATCGCAATAATCTTTTTCGGTACTTCGATGGCTTCTTTGTCGTTTAGTATCTTTTTAACTGGTTTCGTGCTAGCATGATTTACTCCTTTTCTGACTGTTTGGCATGTTCTCGAATGGTCTTATAAATCTCTTCCAAATTATGGAATGACGCTGGATCAATTAATGGCTCTCCATATTTCTCCTCAAAAATATACTCAGGTTTATCGTCAGCAGGGTCGCTCATTAATAGAGATAAATTAACTTTGTCGTGAATTTCATAATAGCCATTTTTCTTTGTAACTTCGTATTCTTTTAATTCAACCAACAAATCTAATAGATTCATAGCTTGCCCTCCCTAATTAAAGAATGCACTCAATACATCTTCCGTATCTTTCTTAGCTTCTTCTAACTCTTTTTGCTCTTGGTAGCCTTTGTGGTGCTTTAACAATTCGCTATTCAATACCTCAAAGAAGAATCTGTTTGAACCATCAATCTCTGGCTCTGGGAACTCTTCATCAATATCGCCTTGCTCTTTCTCTCGAATGAGTTTAATTGTATCTATTAGCTTTTGTAGCAACTCTTCTGCCTCCTCTTTATCAATCGTGACATCAATATAGTAATTGCTAATGCTGTATAATTCTTGTACTGATTCTGGTAGGTTTTTAATACTATTAAACTCAATCGCTTCATCTAATAACTCTTGTGCTTCAAATGGGTCTAAGTTAGCTACGTCTGCATGTGTTAAGTCAGTGTACAATTTCTTCTCCATACTCTTAACCCAATCTTTACGTTCTTTAGCAAATTCACGAATTTTGCCGTTCTTTTGCTTGTAGCTGACTGACAAATATTTCATCATGTCAAATCGCATACGTATGTCTTCAAGTGGAACACCATTCTTTTGTGCATAGGCTAGAGCGTACACTTTAAGTTGCTCTGATTTCTCTGCTAACTTCTTGCCTGTGAACTGTCCTTTAGATGATGTTTTAAAGTCAACTAAATTAATAATTCCCTCTTCGTCTTCATAGATAGCATCAATATATCCAATCAAAACTTCTGTCTTGTCGTCTGTGTCTTTATTCATAATTAACCTAACAGGCATCTCACATGTCACATCATGCTCAATAGGTTGAAAGTTTTGATAGTAGTGGCGTAAATTATGAATATAGCCATCTCTGATACTATTAGAACCGTCTTTCGATGTAGGGAATTTAAGCATTGGATCGTCCATGAATGCCCATTCTACGTGGGCTTTCTCAAACTTTTCAATTAGATCCTCGTAGGCATAGCCTTTTTCATTATCGTAAAACTTCTCTAACAAGTCGTGTGCAACTGTTCCCCAGTAGGTATAGCAAGAATCTCCACCTCGAATGCCTTCAATGTAATTCATACGGTATATCCAAGGGTGGTCTAAGAATGTTGATATTCTAGAGAAAGACCATAACCTATCTGTGTTGTATGCTTTTTTCATTTTCTCTTGTACTTCATATGATAATCTAGCCATTACGTTCAATACCTTTCCTTTGCCATAATATCTTTTAATACCTTCTGTACTTTCCATTTTAAGGACTCTAGTGATCCGTCATTATGAATAACGTAGTCATAAGTTAGTGAGTCAATATACTTTTCAGTCTCATGTTGCATTTGTTCTGCTGTTGAACCGTCTATTTCATTCAAGTCTTCCATACGCTTAATACGTGTCTCGTCATTAGCATCAATTTTGATGATATGATAACCTAAATTTTTAACATAAAAATGCTCGTTAGGTTGTCGGACATCTGTGATAATTACACATCTATCTAGATAGCCTGCTTCTTTATGAAGATGTGCGTTCTCCTTGATAGTCCTGTCTAAATAACCTATCCAAACACCCTCGTTTAGCTTTCTAAGCTCTTGTCCAATATGCTGTAAATGATGACGTGGCTTCTTCCCCTGCTTGTCTAGCTCAATAACGTCTTCCAAAAAATAGTCTAAAAGAATATCTTTAATACCATCAGCAAAAGCGTATTGTTCGCATGATATAGCATGCCCTATTTCTTGATCAATCATTTTTGCAACCATATCTTTCCCTGATCGCATTTTCCCCATTAGTGCAATCTTAATCATTTAACTTCCCCTCACTCACCTGTTTTCTATGCTTTAATAAGTACTTCCAACGCTTAACCCCTCTATCAATGGGGGCATCATGACTTTCTAATATGTTGTATTTATCATGAATATAACTTGCTGTTCTAAACTTATTAAATCTATCGCATAGTTGCTCCATTTCTTCCGTATCACTAGTAACATCTTTATCAAAAGCAATCACTATTTCACAGTCAATTGATGTGCTTTGTATAATGAATTTAACCTGTGTGTCTGATATAGAATGTCCACCAACTGACACTGCAAAACCATTGCCTTGCTCGATAGTATCTTGTTTCATGACTGACTTTTCACTTTCAAATATAATTAGCATATTTGATTTGTCTATATTGTTCTTGGCGTTCTGCCAACCATATAAATTACTACTCTTAGAATATCCTGTAATGTAGTTCCAATATTTCGGTATACCTAAGTCTTCTAACAAGTCGGCTCGCATTGCGTGCCTACCAACTATCCCCACCACCTTATCAGACTCTTCCCAATCCATATGTGGTATGATAATGCGACTCTTTTCGGGGTCAAATCTTATATCAAACTTCTTTAATGTGCTTGGTGCTATCCCTTCATTTATCATGTCAAAGTGTGGTATTGGTATATATTTATTCAGTACTGATTTAGGATAAAAAACATTTTTATTTTGCTTTTCTTTGTTTGATTTCTTATACTTCCTAATATCTCCCAGCAAGTCTACGTGATTACTCTTATGGTCTAACTTCAATCCTAAATGATGATGAATTGATTTAATGATTGTGTAAAATGAAAACCCTTTTACATTCTCTATCATGCCTAAGAAGTCGCCATTGTAATTATTGCTGAAACATGAAGCGTATAGTTCTTCTTGTAGGCTAACTGCCACTGACGTTGCATTTCTACCATCTGGCTTAGCACATCTAATCTCATCTGTTGTAATAGATATTTTATGAAAGCCAAAGTGTTCTAGTACACTTATTAACTTATCAGGGTGCTTATACAAGTATTCTTTTAGTTCTTTTGCCTGCATTTACACGCCCTACCCTCTAGTTAATAATTACTGATTCTTGCTTTAATCTACCCTAAAATGTACCAAAAGTACCTGTTGATTTCGTCTATTTCAATTCTGGCATCTAAAGCCAATCGAATAACGGTTGTTGATTGCCCCTTCTCATTAACGTATAAACGTTCAATCTTACCTTCTAACACATATTCCAATGCTTCTTTAGCTGTGATTTCAAACAATTTTCTTTTCATGTGCCACCCCTCCTAATAGTCTTGTGATATTCTTGCGTATCCTTTATCCTTCATAACGTTTCTTCCCTTATCTACTTCCCATACTACTTGTTCATGTGTTGATCCCTGACGGTTCTTATCCAGAAAGGCAATCATGTATTGTCTATCTTCACTTAACTTCTCAATAGTATGCTTATCTTTGACACTGATACCTTTTGCACCTTTCTCGCTCCAGCACATCACGTAATAAAATTAATGTTGATACTACATCTGCTACGTTCTTTGACATACCCAACGCTGATTGGTCTAAGTATCTATTTTTCATTGTTTTGTTTAATTGATACGTAACCCATACGTGCAAGTTATTTTCACTAGGCTTGATAACGTTGTATAGCTTAACCATGTTCTGTTGTAGTTGTAGCCATGAATTTTCAGTAACAGTTGAGCCAATATCGTTATCTAGTTTTAAAGTATCAATAATGAAATACTTGGTATCAAACTGTGTTGCGTATTTTCTAATTAATCGTATCGCCTTATCCATTGAGTACATTGAAAAGTTTACAAAATTGATGAGTCCATCTTCGATGTGCTCCTCCAGCCATTCAACACTCTTTTTCAATAATCGTTTTTCATCATTTGAAAAGTCCCCTTGATAAAATCTTGATTTTAAGAAGTGTTTTTCAAACTTATTATTGATTACCCATGTAACAATTTCTTGTTGCCATTTCCCCATGTCTTCCTCATTACACATAATCAGTATCTTTTCGCCTTCTTTGATTACGCTGGGTAGCAATTGATTGAGTGTAAAGAATGTCTTTCCCACACCACTCATGCCACCTACCATAGTAATATTCCCTAATGCCATACCATTTGTTTTAGCATTCAATGCTCTACTTGCAACAGGTAAGCCACGTAAAACTCCCTCATCTGCTCGCTTAATCATGGTGCGAACATCACTTTTGATGTCAAAGACTTTATCTTGTCCCATGTCGATGTTAGAGAATATCTCATCTAGCATACCTTCATAGTAATTAGTTAGCTCCTCATAGGTTAGACTCTCAATGTCTTCCCAGTTATCCTCAACCTCAAAGCCAGCTTTATATAATTTCCAGATTGCCGAATATCTCAATACTTCATGATAGTATGTACCGATATTAGCTGTTTCTATAATGTCTATGGCTTCTTGTATAGTGTCATATCCACCACAATTCTTATAGAATTTCTGAAATTTATCATTCCGTCCTTGTACATACAAGTCAACGTTCATCTCATCTATCTTATTGATGTTCATCTTGTCTATCATATCTTCTAGCATGCGATAGTAGAATCGCCAATGGCTATTTGTGATATGTTCACTTGGTATTTTGTATTCGTCATACAAATCACGGTCAGAAAAAAGGCTGACAACATATTGCATTTCAGTTAGCTTCTTTTGTTTCAGTAGCCTATCTTTGAAATCTGTCAATCATCGCCCTCCTTTCTGTTTGTTGTGTTATGTTTTAATCGAATAAATCATCTAGCTCGTCATGGTTATCTCTCTCACTCACGGCTTCACTAACGAGCTTAGATAATTTACTATTATTCTTGTTACTTTTGCGTTTATATTCTGCCCTGCGTTGAACTTGATCCTGCGTATCCTCTTTCAATCTCTGCTCTGCTTTTTCGCTTTCTTTGATACGACTATTGACTAGGTTAATTTTGCTTTCAATAATTCTCATGATGTAATTGGTTCTATGGTTGTCATCTGAAAAAGATTTCTCAGCCATTGCTTTCCGTACACTAGGTGTGCATAGTTGCATAGTGCGATAGATAACCTCAAAGCTATATCCACGCTTCGTAATGTGTGTGTTGTCATTTGTGGGCATGTACTTCCCAATACGTAACCCTTTCAATCTAAGCACAAAGTATCTACTTAAATTTTGACCTGGCTCTAAGCCTAGCCAATCTTTAGCTAGCATATAAGCCTTATCCCACCATGAATTTTCTTGTTGTTCTTCTAGCTCAACATTTAATTCTTCATTGTATTCTTTCATACACTCAAAGTGATAATATCGCTCCATATATTTGATACCATTACTTTTAGAAATACGGGTAGGTTTAATGACTAAGTCGTTTGATTGAGTAATCTTCTTCCCACAATGGTGGCAAGTTAATGATTCGTCCAGTTCTCTACTTGAACCTCTAGGTGTTGTACCATTAAGTATATGGTCTAGTTGTTCTTGTGAAAACATCATTATCTTGCTTCCGTCAGGGTGTTCTTCCTGTATCTTCCCTTTACGCTTCCATGCGTATACAGTTGATGTTGTTACTCCTGCTTTTTCAGCAAGTTCTTGTGCTGTATAGTATTTACTCATTATTCCTACCCACCCTATTTATAAGTTTACTTTTCTAATTTC